CCTTTTCAAGACTAAATCTTGCAGGACGGTGCAAATAAAAAAGCTCCGTAAATCATAGATCTACGGAGCTCGTTTAAAGTGGAGGCCGAGGTCGGAATCGAACCGGCGTAGGTGGATTTGCAATCCATCCACAAAACAAGCTATTTCAATAGGTTAGCAGCTTTACCGTTCCGCAAGCTACTGATTTTTAACGGCCTGCATCCCACGGCTTTCAAGAGGCCGGTTTTGGGTTGCGGAACGTATTTTTGTCGCTTTCCCTTCGACATCCATGGATTTGTTGCGCCTGGTCCAGCGTTCTCTTTGGGCATGTCTGCCCCCTCCATCAGAAAAAGCCCCGGCTGAACGACCGCGACGAATGCGCTGCCTTTCAAGGCCGCCAGTGAAAAACGGTCTAATCCCTCGGGGAGGTTCAGGAGTACGCTGAATAAGAGGCTCTTGGCCAAATGTGTTTAGGGAGCCTACCAAGCATCTACCTTCCAGGAGCTTCCCCACCCACGTCTGACAAAAGTCATTTGGCTGACTCCCGTCAAGGTATGTCGCCATGTTATCGACTCTAGAACTACGCCACCTCGTAGAGCAAAGCTTCCTCCCGACACGCTGCGACTGTTCGGTAGATCCCCCTGCAACGCTGACCGTTCGTTTTTATAACGGCACCTCGAATCAAGAAATCCTCACGGTCACCGGGATCCCGATTGCCCCGCTCAACAACGGTTTTTCCATCGAAACCCTTATCGCGGATCTGCGAAACGACCTCGAACGTGTCAGCGCTGTTGCTCCTTGCTACTCGGCAAATCACGCTGGCAAAAGGTAGCAGCAAAGCTAGCTCCAACCCTCCTCCTGCACTGCATTACCAAATTATCCTTTGTCCTACCGTTCCTCAAAAAACGCTTACACTGGATTTTCAAACCCACGGTTAATCCAGAAAAGGAGTCCCTTTTAGTGAGCATGAATTGGGATGAGCTATTACCCACCACTCGGCAAGTCGTCGTCATTGAGGATGAGCCGGTGGTTCGGATGCTTCTGGAAGAAACGCTGGCTGAGATTGGCTTTTCATCGACGACTTTCGACACTGCTGCCGCAGCGCTCATCCATCTCATCAATGTAAAAGGTGATTGCGCGCTGATCATCGTGGACCAAGGGCTGCCAGGAGGAGTCCAAGGAGCTGAATTCATCCACATGGCAAAAGAACGATGGCCAAATATTCCTTCGATCCTCACCTCTGGATATCTCATAGATGAGCAGGTGATCCCGACGACGGCGACTTATCTACATAAGCCTTACACGCTGGAGCAATTAGAGAAAACCATCGCTTTTGTTCTCCTACACCAACGTGATCTGAAGCAAACCTGAGGGCAACCTTCCGCATTTCAGATCCGAAGTCGTGCCCCCCATTCCTCCAGGCGCCAAATTGTCTGTAATTAGGAATAGATAGGGATTCGAACCCGAGCGATTAGCACCGCATACCGCTGTACGCCGCATCAACCGGGAGAATCCGCGTCGCGCATAAGCCTTGCGCGGCCTATAGCGGTCTCCGATTTGCCCTAATTTTGCCCTAACCTTGAGTGATCACTGCGGCTGCTGAATGGTACCCAAGATGGCAATTGCTGCCGAAAAGTTTTGAGTCTGACTTTCCACAGAATGCCATTATTAAATGAAACGCTCCACTCGAGCAGCTCGCTGATGTCCTTTTCGAAAGGAACGCGGACGAGAAACACATGATTAGATCCTGGCGGAATTTCTGTAGGTGCTTCTTCACCAAGACGAACCAGAAAATTGCTCCACGTTGAAATTTTATATGCCCAATAAACGGAACCATCAGAGTCAGTCAACCATACATCCTCAACAAAGGCAGGTACTGTGCCAGTATTCCGGACTTTGACCTCGAGACATTCGATTAGCAGATTCCCCATATAGCCGCCCCGGGAAACGCGGCGAGCATCTTCTTGACGGTTCTGAAAGTCAGGCAGCAGCATTCCTTCAGCCTTCACCCGGCCTTTCCCTTTTCGGTGGTCCATGACGGCTTTTACTATGGTCGAGATCGGCTTCAACGCCGCGACAACGTAGCCAATGACACCAGCAACGACCATTCCCTCCCAAGCCTGTTTCGCGTAATCAAATACAGACTGCCACCACATGCGCTCGGCCTCCAAGCCAGAAAAACGGAAGCTTACCCTATATCCCTCACACGCCAATTGTGCTCGAGTATTAACGGCAGTAGATGCGAAACGCCTAAGAGCCTCCCCCCTCCAATCAAACATCTTGCTGCTAAGCTGAACTCTCCATGGAGGATTCGCGATGCCAAATTCAGACTTACTCCCTTCCCTGCTGTTCAAGATCAACGAAAACCAACTCGCCCTTGAGGCCGCCATCTTGGAGCTTTCCAACTGGGTCGAGGCTCGCGGCTCGGCTGACGTCGCCGACAATGTCCGCGGCGCTTTGGATACCATCGACCGAAATGAGGAATTCATTAAGCTCACGCTGGCAGTGCTGATGACGCCGGAGTGATTTCGACGCCAAATGGGACGGCCCAGCCTAGTTTAACAGGGCCTTACAGGCGTTCTCATCGGGGGATTTAATCGCATTATTAAGCAAACGCTGATTTTCTGGCTGTCATCTCAGCTCGAAGCTCACCGATCAAATTTGCGATTGCTCGGCTTGTTGTCAGGTTCTGCGAAGACACGCCAGTGACCAACAGTTCAACGCAACCTGACGTTGGCTCAAACACCTTGATCATTAGAGAGCCGTCAGGGTTTACGGTGCAAGAACACGAGAGAGGCAGGAAACCACATTCAATGATATGGCGTAGCTCAAGACTGGAAATCATGACGTTCACCCTAGGGTCACGTTGTTGATTCTTGCCTATTTATAATAGGCAATACCCATCACATCACGACGAAATTCGACGAACTACCATCCTGCCCTAAGGCCCAGACAACATTCAAAGCCTACAGCTCGTCGCCTCCCCCTCGCCACGAAAGTCGAACCTCGATTACTGTACATACAACCAGTATCCGTATAGCGACCCTCTCTCCATGAATTTCGACCAGGCTAAAGCGCTGAGACTTCAGCAGTGGCGCTCAACCCTCGACGACCACGACTTTCGAATGCAGAACCCCGAGGCCCACCGAAAGACCCTTCATTCAATGAGCGCCACTCTGGCCGTCGAGGGGTTGATTGATGTGCTCCAGCAGTTCGACATGAACGAGATGGCGAACGCTGCCTACTGGCACGCCGTGGAGGAATTGCAGACTGCGCCGGACCGCTATTGCGGCGCCTCTGCCTACGACGTCCTGCGGCACGAAAGCACCGAGCTGTTCGGCAAGATTGGGCGCTCGATTTTCTATGCCGCGAGCACGCTGGCCGACGGTGCGCGATCTTCCTACGACGGAAAGATTTACCGCGATGCCACTGGAGCGAACCTTGTGTTTAACCCGTCCGGGGTAATTGCGAGAATTACCGGGCTTACCTTGACCCTACCGAATGGGCAGCAGTACGACCTCATAGAAACTGGAAGAACAGTCGAGGGCGTCACCTACGAGCCGATCGAGGATCCGGACCTCTACCGCGCATTGGTGGATGCCGCCCAAATTGCCCAGGAGTGCCGCGATCTGCGCACCTTCGAAAGAGTGCGGCCGCTTATCGACTTGGCCAGGTTCGGCACCTGTCCGGCCTGCCTCGATCGTTTTGACCGGTGTGAAGATTGCCCAACCTGCGCCGGCCGAGGGTTTGTAACGAAGCCGGCGACCACTGGTCTACCCTGAATATACAGCCGGAGGGTGCAATAATGTGCGGACGCCTTTCCCAGTACCGGGGCATTCACGACTTCGTCTCGGCGCTCAGCATCCCCAACGCCCTCCTCAACTATGCCGGCGACCAGCCTTTCGAGCGCTATAACGCCGCGCCGACCACTCAGCTCGCCCTCTTTCACCGAGATGGTGAATACCTGCGCGCTGACATGGTTCGTTGGGGCTGGCGTCCGCATTGGGCCAAGGACCGCGCCGCGCCGATCAATGCTCGCGTTGAGAAAGTCGCCCATGGCCCATTCTTCAAAGCGATCTGGCCGCACCGAGCAATCATCGCGATCGACAACTGGTTTGAGTGGGTTTACGAAGGCGGACCGAAGAAGCAGCCCTACCTAATCCGCCATCGTGACCGAACGCCAATCCTTTGTGCTGCAATCGGTCAATATCCGATCGGCGAGCATGAGGTCGGCGAGCATGACGGTTTCGTGATCATCACCGCCGACAGCTCCGGCGGTATGGTGGACATTCACGACCGGCGGCCGGTGACATTATCGCCGGAACTGGCGCAGGAATGGCTCGACCCGGCGACGCCCAAAGAGAACGCTCCGAGCAGATAGTGCTGCTCGAGTGTGAGCCGACTGAAGCGTTCGAATGGTTTAAGGTGGATCGAGCGGTGGGTAACGTGCGAAATCAAGGACCCGATTTAATTGAACCTATCGGGCAAATCACTAGAGATGACGAAAAGGGAAACCTTTGATCGATACCACGGCCAGGGATTGTAATTGCCTTCAAGTGCGACCTTGAGTATCGCCAATTTTCAAGGCGCCTCCCAGCAGCATTATGAACTTCGAAATTGTCATTGCGCTAATGCGCTAATGCTTCATTACGTTAATACGCTATTGAATGAACACCCTTTCAATATCCTTTCAATATCCCTTCAATATTGATTCAACTTACTTTTTGGGTCAGTGCTCTGAAGTTCTCCGCACCCCCATACACCCTCAGCCCTTGATCCAGCTTCCCGCATACACCCTTGCCCAAACCCCCAGAAAATGGGCGCGCCGGCATACACCCATAAGCCGAGGGCAGACTATGCAGCGGGCTCCAGGATTACTCCTTGATAATTTTTACAATCAACTATTGACGGATATCCACTAGAACATTTAGTTTAAATAACGCTCTGCTTCACACCCTCAGGCCCACCGCGCCATTTAGCGCGGCATGTTTCTTTGCGAGTATTAAAAATGAATGTCTTAGCACTGTTAATGGCGTCTATCGAGTTCCTGATCAAACTCACTGAACTGTTGAGGCTATGGGGTATCGGGTTCCCTGGATTCACTCCATTGTGAATCAGAACAATCCGCCCAAGGCAGCCGGCTCCCAATTCATGATCACCAGCTCGCCGCTGACTTCGGCCTTCCCCTGCCGCTGGTTGGTGTTGCAGTAGCGGATGCCTAGCGTCTCAAAGTGGAAGCCCTCAAACACACGCCGAATGTCCGGGTGGTCGTTGATGCTGACCATCACCTTGCCTTTGCAGCGCCGCATGAAGTCGGCCATTCGCTCGTAGTTCTCAAACGGAAAATCGACGCCATAGCCGGCTGTCTGCCAGTAAGGCGGGTCCATGTAGTGGAAGGTGTGGGCACGGTCGTAGCGCTCAGCGCATTCAAGCCAGGGAAGGTTTTCGACGTAGGTACCGGACAGGCGCTGCCAGGCGGCCGAGAGGTTTTCCTCGATCCGCAGCAGGTTGATGGCCGGGCCAGTGGTGGCGGTACCGAACGTCTGCCCGGAGACCTTGCCGGCAAAAGCATGGTGCTGCAGGTAGAAGAATCGGGCGGCGCGCTGGATGTCGGTGAGGGTTTCGGGGCGGGTCATCTTCTGCCACTCGAACACCTGGCGCGAACTGAGCGCCCATTTGAACTGGCGCACGAATTCTTCCAGGTGGTTTTGCACGACGCGGTACAGCGTCACCAGGTCGCCGTTGATGTCGTTGAGGACTTCAACGGGCGCGGCCTGGGGTCGCATGAAGTAGAGCGCGGCACCGCCGGCAAAGACTTCGACGTAGCATTCGTGTGGAGGGAAGAGCGGGATGAGACGGTCGGCCAGGCGGCGTTTGCCGCCCATCCAAGGGACGATGGGTATAGACATTGAGAGCAAGACCTTTACTGTATGGATAAACAGGTGCTAGGCTCGTTCCGCTTTGTGCACGAAGCAGGAGCCTTGGCTGGACTTGCAGGGGCAATCTGCGAGGACAGCGGCCGGACTAGGTGTTGACGCATCTAGTCTGGCCGCTTCTTTTTTCAAAAATTATTTCTACGTCTCCTGTGAAGATCAAAGAATGAAGAAAGGGAAAAGCAACTTCAAAGCAGAATTCAAGCAACTCGTAAAACAAATTTCTTACGAAATAATAATATCGATATTGCTTGGCTCACTTCCCGTAGCCATTTACGCGACTAACGCACAAACACTTGACGACATTGTCGCTGCATTGCTTGCGTCAGGATCATTAATAGATTATGCCGGATGCCTAATCATTCCTTACCTGCTGGCCACTTTTTTAAGATGGGCCATCCAGTTTAAATCTGAGGACGTACAGGCAAAGCTCGTCTATTTTCACAAGATCACAACAGAAATAGGAACAAGCTTTTTATCCATCATTAGAACTGGCCTCGGTACGATGATAGGGATATTAATTATTGCATTAACCACCGATATAATAACGCTTACCCCCGGAGACTATATAGGATTGATTGGAAGCACTTTGTGCGTTCTGATAGTTTCTTCCGGCCTCGCAATATTCCACGACCTATTAGCAAAACATGCAAACTTCACAAACAGCAATAATCCATTGAAATTTGATCGTAGTTTAAAACGATAACCGCTACTCAAAACTTCGTTCAGTTAACGTTTTGACATAAGCCTGGCAGGCCGCCAGTGCGATCAGTCCTTGGTCGCCGGCATCGGTGATGCCGATAATTCGTTGAGCATGCGCTGGGTCAAGTTGGGCTCGTGTTCCTCCATGAACCACGCCGCCGGTTGGGGTGGCGGCTGGCACTGTGTCGCCACTGGCGGCATCGGTGACGTCGAGTAGGACTGACAGCCGTAGATCAGAAGTGGCAAGCCGATCACGCAGGCGAGCCTGGTTGGTTTGAGCATCACTCAATTCCTTGTAGTGGGTTTGTTCACTGGTCGACAGCCGCTGCTCTAGGGCCAGGCGATGGTCCTGTGCCGTGCGCAATTGTTCAGCGGCGGCGTTGCTGATGGCGATCAGATCGTCCTTGTGCAGGCCGGCCTGTTCGGCGAGTTGCTGGCCGTAGCGCCAGTCCTGAATCTTCCAGGCCGACGCGGCAGATCCACCGACCAATGCAGTCAGCAGAAAGCCAACGGCTAACAGCTGGTACGGCGCGGGGATCAGGTCGACGACACGCATAGCACTGCCCTCGCCCGGTTCCACAGCTGCAGCCGATCTTGCAGGCCGTTGAGTCCACCGTTGATCTTGCGGGTGATCGCCTCGAACTCATCTCGATCTGCCAAGGCGTTCAGTTCGCGCACCCACCAGAACCACGCAGCCGACTCCGCAGCCCATTGCGGCAGCTCGAGCAGCTCAGGAGTACGCAGCAATCGCTCATCGCCGAACAACGCCAGGCTGCAGCGCAGGTAGTTGCTATGACCGGTAATCTGGATCAGGCCGCGACCGCGATAACGCTGGCCATCGCCATCCGCCTCTTGGGTGTTGCCCAGTTTTACGGCCAGAGTGCCGGTGTCGTACTTGCTCAGGTACTGATCGCCACCCAACTCACGCACGTACTGCAGCTGACCAGACTCGTGTCCGACCTGGGCCAGGAATGCAGCCTGACGTTTCGGCGTGTTGACCTGCCGATCCGCCATGGCCGCGTTAAGGGCAGATACAAAAACGCCCGCTTGGCGGCGGGCGTTGGGCATGATGCGTTGTAGCTGTTGTTCCGTGATGGACATAAAAACTCCAGACGTAAAAAACCGCACTCGGCGGCCGGGATGCGCAATTACGCGTTTACAGGGTCACGACCTTGAGCGGCTTCGCGACCTTCTTCGGTTTCTTACCTTTGGCCTTCGCCTTGCCGGCCTTGCCGCCGTTGCACTCCACCGTGGTCGACCAGCCGGCCTGGGTATACACCTGCTCAACGGAGTCGGTCAGGTACTCGCCATCGAGGCCGACCTTGAAGCCCTGGGCAATGATCGAGCGTTCGGCGAACAGATCCGTGCGGCCGGCCATTTCGAAACGCACGCCGGCGCTCGAGCGGTTAAACGCGGCCAAGCGCGCCTTGGCAGCAGCCTCGGCGGCGGTCTTGTTGTGGTAGATATGCCGATCGGTATGCACCGAAGGCAGGCCGGCCGGCAGGTCGTCATTCTCCAGGGACACGACCACCAGCTTCCCGGTTTTAGGGTCTTGGTGCTTGGTCCCCACCGACTTGTGCGTGTTGCGATCTTCAAGGTTGAATTGCCAGCGGCTCACGTCGCGGCGCGTCAGGGTGATCGCACCGAAGGCCTTGCCGCTGGCGGTCTGCCCACCCTGACGCGGCATCACCAACAATTTGCCATCGGCGACCTTGGCGGTGCAGTCGTACTGTTTAGCCAGGCGCGTGATGAAATTAAAATCCGATTCGCTGAGCTGGTCCGCCCGGGCGACCTTCGTCGACACCGGGCACACCGCCTGCCACCCGTTGCGCGCGGCGATATCACCGACAATTTTCGACAGCGGCACGTCCTCCCAGCTCCCGCTGCGCACGGTCTTGCCACTGCCGCGCATGTCGCTGGCCTTGCCCTTGATCACGATCGTATCCGGCGGACCGGACACCGTGACCGCATCGACCACGTAGCGGCCCAGGCGAGCCAGTCCCGTCTCGACATAGCCCAGATAGATCTCAATGCCGATCCCGCGCCGGGGCAACGTCACCAGCCCATCACGGTCATCAATGCGCAATTCGAACGTGTCCGAATCCATGCCCGGCTTGTCGGTGGTGCTGAGCTGTATCAGCCGATCGTTGATCAGGCCGGTTATATCGGCGCCATTGGCCACGATACGAAACATAGGGGTCATGGATTGCTTCCAAAAGAAAACCCGCACAAGGCGGGCTCAAGGTAGTCACGGTTCGTTACGCGTAACGCGATCATTCGCCGGCGAATACTCCGGACGGCATCAGTCCCACAAGGTCACCTGCTCCTGAGCCGGCGGCGCCAGATCCGGCAGCACGATCACCACACCGTCGCGATAGGGCTGCGCCTCTTCGGCCAGCCCCTGATTGGCATCCAGCACCGCCTCCACGCTGCCGTTGAGGTGGCCATAGAAGTTATGACAGATGGTGTCCAGCAGATCCCCGTCAGACGTTCTGCATGTCGTCGCCATAGCGCACAAACTCCAGAGTGAACCCTTGTTTACGCGGGATCCCGCCTTGCATCAGCGAGCTTTGTTCTTCCTCGATGCTTTTCAGGCACCAGGTGCCCAGCACGTCGCCATAACCCGTGGTCAGGGTCAGCGGCTTGAGCTGGGCGCCCAGCGTGCGCAGCGTATCGAGCTGCTTCAGGCCACCCTTGAAGCCGGGGAAAATCGCGCCCCTGAGTGTGATCTTTTCGTCTCCCATGCCGACGCCCTGCTGCGCCGGCCGCCGTGATAGGCGTTCCTGAGAGGCCCAGCGGAATTCGGTCGAGCGACGCAGCTCATCAAACGCGGCCGTGTCGAGGTTGAAGAAATACGGCTGCGCCTTGGGGTCTTGGGGCTGGATGATCAGCAGGTGCGGGAACGGCTTCACCGCTTCCGGCGCCGGCGTCTGATCCGTGGCAAACGCCCCCGTGGGCACGATGGTGGCCAACGACGGACTGACCTTGCCGGCAATTTTGTTGATTGCCGTCGCCGCCTTGCTAGCCTGTTCTTTGAGGGTGCCCATGCGCTCATCCATCCCCGACAACGCCAGACTGGCCTTGTTGTAGGTGGCCACCACCTGACCGACCTTGGCCTGAGCCGCATTCACCCCACGCATGACGCGCTGAAGCTTGGCACCGATCGCAGGATCGACGAAGGGCAAGCCCTCCAGCTCGGCCGCCGCGCCGGTGATTTCGCCGATCGCACCACTCACCGGCCCCAGCATGCCGTCCAGGCTGCGCCGGCCGGTTTCCCCAGCCGTGGCCAGGTACTTCAAGCCCGACTGTAACTGCTGCAATGCAGTCTTGTTTTGATCAGTCATATGTCCCCCTGATTAAACGTGCGGAGCGTCAAACAGCTGAGCGCTCCCCACCTGCTTGGCCATGTCGCGATAGTGCTGATCGAGCAACGGCTTGAGCTGGCCATAGAGTTGCGCCGCGTCCTTCACGTCACCGTTGACCGTCAGCGTAAACGGCGCCTGAATGTCCACCTTCGATTCGATTTTGGGCGCCTCCGCTTTCGCCGCCATCGGCTTCACCAACGCCCCCGCCGCCGAGTCCGCACTGGCCGGGGGCAACATCATGGCTTTCGCGGCGTCACCCGGTTGCGGGGCGGGGTCTTCCAAACCCGACTTAATGACCTTGGGTCGACGCAGCTCAGAACCCGGAAAGCGCACCTTGTTGGCAAAGTGCGGCAGCAACATGGCGTCTTTCGACTCCAGGTCGCGCGGGTCATACGACACCGATGGCGCCGGCATGACGGGCGCCGCCGCTGCCGCCGTAGCCGCGACGCTCGCCCCGGGCCCAGCGCCTTGGCCGGGATGGGTCAGCATCAACGGCCCGGTGGTCGAGGGTGCAAATGACCGGGAAATTCCGCCCAGCACCGGCGGGATGTCCTTTCCGGCATTCGCCATCATCAACGGCCCGGCGTCCGGCAGCCGCTTCAGCGCGTCAGGCGTACCAAATGCCGACTTACCGAGGTAGCCACCCAAGGCGTCACCGCCGCGACTGCCGAGATAACCGCCGATCAAGCCGCCGACAATGGTGCCAATCACCGGCACCGCGGAACCAATCGCCGCCCCAGCAGCGGCCCCGGCCAGCGTGCCCGCCAGCCCACCCGCTGCCGCGCCGTAACCTTCGGCTTTCTCGTCCTGCGTCTCGGCGTTCTGATAGGTGTCGACGGCCTTGATACCGGCCTCCACCACCGCGAACACCGTCGCCCCTTTCACTACATTCCCGACACCACCGCCGCCACCGCCACCGCCACCGCCACGACCACGACCACCCTTACCGCCCTTCTTGCCCCTCTTCCCATCGCCATCGAGGTCGCCGGCATCCAGACCGCCACCGCCGCCCATGGCCCCCATGTTGGTCACGATCACCTTCTGCGGGATGTTCGGATTACCCATCAGCGAGCCGCGCCCGATGTTCAGCAAGCCCTTGGCGATCTTGAAGGTACTCATGGCGCCCTGAAAGGCGATCACCGCCGCCACGGCCGCGCCGATCCCCGTCACCACTTTGGGTGATTCGTCGGCTAACTTACTCAGCTCTTTCGCGACGTAGGTCAGCCCTTCGGCCACCTTGTCCGTAACCGGGCGGAACGCGTCCCCGATCGCGCGCATGGCGTCATCCATGCCCTGCGCCATTTCAGCCCACTTCTGCGACGACGACTGGCGACGCTCCTCAAGGTTCTTGTCCAAGATCCCCGTAGCGCTGCCCGAATCCTTTTTGAGCTGGTTGTACAAGTCCTTGTTCTGCATGTAAGCAGTCAATGCCGCCTTGACCTGCATGTCGGCAAACAAGTCGCCGGTGCGTAAGGCTTCCTCTAACGCCGTGATCATGGCCTTAGCCTTTTCCGGGTCCGCCTCCTGGCTGATCCTGGCCGTGGCCTCGGCCATCGCGGCGGCCTTTTTCGGATCGGTCGCCGCAATGTATTTTTGCGCCAGCTCGAAGCTGGATTCCAAGGTGGATTTGCCATTCTGCATGCCGGTGTTCATCGAGCCCTGATAGTCGATCCCGGCCTTTTTGTAGGCTTCGACCGTGTCGCCGGAACCGATCTTGCCCATCCAGTTTTTCAGATTATTGGCTGCTTCATCTGCGCCGCCAGCGGTCTTCATCTGCACCTGAAGCATCGAACCCAGTTGCGTCACTGCGTCCATACCGGTGATTTTCAGAGCGCCCATGTTCGCCAATAACTCGGGAAACCAACGGGCCATGTCGGCCGCTTCAAAACTGCCTGCCTGCCCCTGGTACGCGATCGCTTCCAGAGCCTTTTGCATGATCGCCGGATCGGTGATTTTGGCGTTCTGACCCAGGGCGTTGATCATCTTTGCAGTTTCGTTGCCGTCCGAGCCCTGCCCGACGACGAACTTGGCGGCCGTCGGGGCGTATTGCAGGGCCTTGTCCAGCTCCATGCCCGCCCCCACCAGGGCGTTGACCACCTCGGCCACCTGATTGCGTGCCATGCCGGTGACACGCGACGTGTCGATCACCGTCTTGGATAAGGTCGCTTCCTCGGGCTTGTTGGCAATGTTCGCTTTGATCGCAATGTCCCGAATGATCGCGCCATAGTCCGCGCTGACCTTCGTCGGAATCGCCATCGCCGCCGTGGCCGCCGCCGCTTGGCCGATAGTGCTTTTGAGTTTCTGCTTGCCCTCGTCGAGCTGCTGGTGCCCCTTGGCTTTCATCTCGGCCTTGGCCGCCGCCTGCCCCATGACGGCATAGGCCTTGGTCAAATTACGAACTTCAACGCCTTCTTTCTTCAGGCTGCCGATATTGGCTTCAAGCTGTTTCAGCAGCGCGCCGGCACCCTTCTCGCCCGCCATGTGCGCCTTGCGCCACTCATCGCGCAACCGCATGGTGTCGCCAATGGTCTTTTCCAGCACCCGGGCTTTTTTGCCTTCCGCCTCCAGCCGCTTGATGCGACTGGTGACATCCTTGAACGCCGAGCCCACCGTGGAGCTGACCGCCCCGCCAATGACCAGGCCGAGCGCGAGTTTGTTCGCCATGTGCATGCCCTATACGTCGGGGGAGTTCAAAGGCGGCTCATTCCGTGAGCCACCACAGCATCTGATCAAAGGGCAGCGCCTCAATCTCGGCCGCCGAGAAACCTGTCTCTTTGGCCAAGCGTTGAGCCGTCTCCCTGAGCGTGACGGCGTTAAACGTCGTCTTCGTCGACCAGGCGAAAATAGCCCGCTGAAAGGCGCTGGTAATCCTTGTATTTCAAGGTCAAAAGCTCCGCCTCGGTGAGCCCCACCAAGCTGCCAAACAACGACAGCTCCTGTTTTTCAAAGTCGCCATTGCCGGCCACCTTGGAGGCGCGCCAATCCATCACGCTGGGCGCACGCATGGTCAGCGCATCGGTCATGACACCACTGATCACGGTTTTGTATTTGAGCGTTACGGTCACGCCCTCATCGGTCAACTTCAGCCACTTCGGCAAGGTCGATACGGTGGTGTCTTGGTTTACTTGATTCATGTTCTTTTATCCTTAGAGGCCGACGGCGGCGCGTTCTGCAGCCAGTTGATCGACACCGTCGACCACCTGAATCATGTTGAGCGGGTCGATTTCGTACATGACACGACCGTCGATTTCGAGCTTGTAATAAATGCCCTTGATCGCGTGCTTGATTTCCGCCTTGTCGCCCGGCTTCCAGTCACCCATGTCGACCTCTTTGATGCCGCCGCGCAGGGTGACCACCACCGGCGTGATCGCGCCTTTCAGGCCCTTGAAGGCGCCCCGAAACACGATGGTGCAAGCGGTCTGATCAGCCAGACCGAAGTACTTCAGCGACTCACGGCGCACGCCGTTGGTGGTAAACGCCGCTTCCAGCTTTTCCAGGCCCATGCCCATTTCGATCGGGGCGGACATGCCGCCGCCCTGATAGTCGTCGGTCTTTTGCGTCAGCTTGGGCAGCGACAGGGTGGGCACGT